ATGCAAAATTTCACCAATATGGCACAAGCAAAATGGCTAAAAGAAGAGTAATTTTTACTCCTGTTGGATTTTCACGCGACCTCGGCAAAACTATGGCGCGATATGTCGCCTATGGAGTTAAAAAACGGATTGGACCAGGATGATGGAACTAATGCACGGTGCTCAATTTGCCAAACAATATATCAATAACTACCTCAAACTTGACATCCCAGTTAGGTTGATTGAATACAGAAATGGCTGGAATCTCTCAAGCACCGACCTGCCGACTCCAGAGGAATTTATAACTTACGAACCTTTAGCGTTAGATTCTTGGCCAACAATCATCACCATAGCGATTTCCACAAACAGACTGGAAAGAATTGGCTACGGCAACGCCGACCCCCTATATAGGGTCGAATACCAGATGAGAACATATGTCTGGGTTAGGGCTGAGGGTTCACAAGAATGTACGGAAATGAGGGATAGACTTACTACCGTTGTTCGGTCAGCGCTCCTTGACTATCCGTGCTTAAAAGCAACTGACCCTAATGATTTTTTTAGAATTATGATTGATGAGTCATCAATGCGAGAAGAGTTTTCTGATTTAACACTTTTAAAGGGTGACAGAATGCTTGCTGGTTCATATGTGGCCTACAACATCCAGCTGGATGAAATTGTTTCTCGCAAATCACTGGGTACGGTTGATGAAATTATTCTAAGAAGCTATTCATCCGGTGCTGGTGAAGACCTAGATTCGCTTGAGGGCGAATTTTAAAATTAAATAATTTTTAAAATCTCTTTACAACAAATCTTTCTAACAGTTGCATTAATAAAAGACCTACTAACTGTATTATTGGAACTAATGAATGGGGTAGTTCCCAACAAGTAATAGGAAGGTCTTATGCCCGGTGTAGTCATTTCAACAGCAGTCAGAACTGGCCCGTCTTCGGCAACGGTCCGCGAATCATCACAACTCTTTGTTGTCGGCACCGCTGAAAAAGGTACATCAGCCGCTCCAGTATTGATTGAGAGCCTTGCTGAATTTGAAAATATGTTTGGTGGATTCATTTCAACCTCGTACCTTCATCCAACAGTTGAAACATTTTTTGAAGAAGGCGGCACTCGCTGCTACGTAAAACGAGTCGTTGGCGCTGGTGCAACATCTGCAACCAAAGTTCTAAATACAGGTTCGGCAAGTGCTGCAATGACATTGACAGCAAACGGTTCGGGCACATGGGCAAATGCAACAGCGGGAACATTCGCTGGGGGTTTGAGCACAATTGTTACGCAGCCAAATGCTGGTGTAAATTTTGCAATTCAAATTCTTTTGGACAACGTTTTGGTTTACTCAACCGGAACTTGCACCTCAGTCAATCAAGCAGTGGGAAGAATTAATACAAGCACAACTGCTGCTCGTTACGTAACTGCAAGCGTTACGGCTCCTCATGGTTCGGCCATCTTGAACACTCAAGTTCAAGTTGTATTTGCTGGTGGAGCGGATGGTTCTGCTCCAACTGATGCAGAGTTTGTTACTGCTCTCGGCACATTCAACGGTGCTCTTGGGACTGGTGCGGTTGCGTCGCCAGACAATGCTTCTGGCACTCTTGAGTCTGCATTGATTTCACATGCCAACACAAATAGCAGAATTGCTATTCTTCACACAGACCTCGGAACAGATACCGCTGGAGCATTGTCAAAGGCATTGTCAATTCAGGGTGGAGAACATGCTGAGCACTGCGCTTTGTATTATCCATGGATTGAAGTTCCAACCGGTGTTGCTGGAATTAGTAGAATGATTCCACCAGACGGCTATGTGGCTGCAAAGCGTGCTTTGGCCCACAATCAAACAGGCTCTCACGTTCCAGCAGCTGGATTGCTTTCAGCTTCAAGATTTGTTGTGGGAACCGAAGTAGATATCGACAAAGCAACAGGCGACGCTTTGGACCTTGGTTCAGTAAATGCAATTAGAGTTATTCAAAATACAGTTCGTATTTATGGTGCTCGTTCGCTTTCGGCAGATATTGAAAACTTTAGATATATCACATCGCAAGACACTGTCAACCATATTGTGGTCGAGGCTGGAAGAAGTCTTGAAGATTTGGTTTTCAGCTCAATCGATGGAAGAAACACAATTTTCAGCGCAATCGAGTCACGTCTAATTTCAATTCTTGCTCCTTTGCGAGATGTCGGTGCTCTCTATGAGGCGTTTGATTCCAATGGCAGAAAACTTGACCCTGGCTACACAGTTCGCTGTGATGCAAAACTTAATCCGACATCACAACTTGCAGAGGGAACAATCAAGGCAAAAGTTGGGGTACGAACAAGTACTGTCGGCGACAAAATCGAAGTTGATATTGTCAAATCAAACTTAACGGCGTCAGTCGTTTAACGGAGGAATAAAAACATGGCAAATACAAAAGTTTCTCAGAGACAAATACTTGGAAGTATTGTTCCTGTAAACCAAAGTCACCCAAAATGGACTGGTTTCTATTTTGCGCAGGTTTCTGGTGGAGAAATCACAGCCTCTGTTGAAAAGATTTACGAGGGCAAGAGTCTTCGTCCGACAGTTTTGTGTGCTCCATCCGAGGTTGGCGATATCACCTTGACCGCCCACTACGACTCAGACCGAGTCGCCAGTGAGCTTGGCACCGGTATCGCAGCAAAAATTGCCGCCCTCCGTGCACTTGTCGGTAGAGCTGAATACAACGTCACAATCCAGAATTTTGACTGCGACTTGGCAGTCCCTGGTACTGACCGAGTTTACTATAAGGCCCTACTGGTGGGTTTGACTGAGCCAGACGGCGATTCATCATCGGGCGCCCCAGCTACCTTCTCTCTTACTTTCGCAATTCAGGATGTAGAGTCAAATTAATCGATTTTAATAAAATCGTTAAGAGTTCCGCTATGGCCTTTAGGCCTATGCTAGTTTTCCAGTATGAACGACAACAACTCACTCTATTCAACCGAAGAGCAACCAATCACAACCAAGGCAGTCAAGCCAGCCAAGGTTTCAACTCAGCAGACCGATGTGGAAACTCCGCTTTCCAGACTTAAATCAGTTATTGCAAAAAAAGTTGAACGTAGCGTTGTTTTGCTGGAAGTGCCAGAGCGTCCTGGTGTAAAAATACGAATCAGTCCAAACATTACTCAACAACAAATGAAAAATTGGCGCAAAAATGCTGGCGAAGACACAAGAAATGGTCTTGATGCAACAAAATTTGCATGTTCGGTTATTGCACACACAACTGTTGGTTTAGAAATTGACGGAGAAGAAGTTCTTGACGAAGACGGCAATGAACTTACATTTGCTTCACCTTTAGTCTTGGCGATGACCGAAACAACAAGACCGCTTCCAGATTGCGTCAAAGCCTTTTTTGGTGTTGACCCACATATCGAAGCCGCAGCATTGGCAATTCTTGATGCAGCCGGTTATTCAGACACGGTTGATGCCGTGGACCCTATGAAGGGGTCTTCGACGAGCTAGTCGCAGACCCGCAGGTAGTGTCTGCAGCCCGTCTCGGAGAACTATTCGGAACGGACCCCATAAAGCTATTGGATTCAGACCAAGATGAATGGCTGATACGTATGGCATGTGGTAAAGTTATATCCAACGACCGCGAAGAGCAAGAACGTAAATCGAAGACTTAGTGGGGCATCCACATAGCTTGACGTCACTTACACTCACGTGAACCAAAATTCATGGGTGGAATAAATGGCCGACGAAAAAATAACTATAAAGATAGACGTCGATGCTAATACGACGGCTATTGAAAAAGCTACACAGGCAACAAAACGCCTAAAGCGCCAAGCTGGACGCGCCAGTGGCAAAAAAGAAGTAGATGACTACGGCAAAGATGTTGCTAGAAGCCTAAAAAGAACACAGACTAATTTCAAAAAACACTTTGACTCAATAGACCGAGCAACACAAATGTTCGGAAAGAGTTTGCGTAAATTTTTGGGCATGGCTATTAAGGGTGTCGTAGCTGAAATGGCAATACTTTCAGCGACAATGCTTGGAGTCCATGCTTTATTCGCCACCGGTAGTTGGCTCGCAAAGGGTTATCACGGTTCCATGAAAATGGCGGCGCAGGGTGTCGCCGCATTAACGGTGGTTCTCGCTACTGGTGCTGCAGCAATGCGCGAACAACAGGCAGCAATGTATGCATATAGGGGCAAAGGTGCCAAAGAATTTGGAGCTGGCATAAATCAAGTACGTGTAGCTATGCGTGGTTTACAAATGGACCAAGATTTGGCAGGACTTGGAACCGAAGCGCTTAACAAAGCGTATGCGGCAATGTCTAAGACAATGTCAACTCCACAAATTAACGCAAGCAATAAATTGTTTAAGAGCTTGATGGACTTTGGCTCTGCAGGGCAGGACCCAACTAAAGCAGCAGAAAAAGTTGGAGCGGTTATCGAAGCAATAACCGGTGCAGGTACAGGCAAAGATAAAAAAAGTCTTGCTCAAACAATTAGTCTCATAAAAGAACTTGGCCCAGAAGCTGAAAAAGCTTTAACGAAAGCAAACGTAAAAACAAAAGAACAATTAAAAAAATTAATTTCTTCTGGTGAATTAGCAAAATTGGGTGGAGTTGAAGGTCAGTTCGACACTACGAACAACACCCTTATGGGGTCAATAAAGAAATTTATGGCTCTCATCAAAGGCGAATTTGCCGATTTTGGTTTGATGTTTCTCGAGCCAGCCAAAGAGGCTTTTCAAAAAATATTTCAAATTATTCAAAGAGATATCAGACGACTTACGGGAATAACAGCAAGTTTTGGTAGTGGGCGATTCATGGATGGCCTGGTTAATGCTGTTGATAAAGTAAGTACATTTTTTGTTGACTTAACTCAAAAATGGTTACCACGCTCAGAAGGTCAATTTAGTGGAATTGCAAAATGGTGGAACAACATGCTTCGAACATTTGGTTTGTTTAGGGAAGCATTAAGAAAATACATTGAACCGGCAAAAGCGATAGAGACAGCATTTAAGCCAATATGGACGGCAATTAAAGACAATGGAATAAGAAATTTAAATTCTTTTAGAGAAGGTATTCTTCAAAACCAAGATGAAATTAATGAATTTGGACAAAGAGTCGGTCAAGTTATTGACGCTGTTGGTGATTTAGCTGTAGGTCTTAAAAAAGCTTTTTTTGATATTTTGCCAGTAATTAATGATGTACTAAAAGGCGTAACCGACATATTCAAAATGCTTACTAGTCTTTTGACAAAAACATCTGGCACCGGAATGCTTGGTAGTCTCGCCCCACTGCTTGGCCTGTTTGTAATGAGTGGAAAAATGAAGAACACCCAGGGCGGAGTCATGGCTCAAGACGTAAATGCCATGAACATCAATGCAGGCACCGTTTATGTTAACGGGGGGCCTGCGTCAGGAGGTGGCGCACCAGGACTTAGCT